TCAAACCTCCGTTTGTGTTCAAACTTGTTGCTTTCAGGTGTACGGATAACTACCTTGAGTCCATTCCCTGATGGTGAGGTGAACATCATGTAAACATACGGACATTCCTTGAGCCTGTTCCGTTCAGCTTTCAAGGTCTTGGCATCCGGATACTTATCAAAGTCTAGGACACACAATCCTGAGTGTTGGATGAGTCCATCATCCTTGCGTTCAGAAAATGTGCCATTAAACATGATTGCCATGAGTTGCATCTTGCTGTCACTGTCTCCAGCACGCAGTTTCTTAATCTTACTAATTAGCTCGGGGTTACCTTGCTTAATTCTATTGTACACTTCTATTGCCTCAAGTGTGAAAGGTGTTTCTTTGGAGTTAAACAAGCTCCTGAAAACTGATATTTTTGGGTTGTACATGTTACAAATATAAATTAATGACAATAAATTCCAATTTATGACGATAAAATAAAAACATCGTCATGGATATAAACCAATGCAGGCTTATGTTTTAGTGATTTCATGACGATATGACGATAAATTTTCCAAAGTACAAAGTTTTTTAGTGGTGTATTTTTTAAGGACCCCTAATAAGAGAACTGTCACACCGTCATACGGTCATAAAAAAGAGGGAGCCTTGACCCCCTCCTTAGTATTAACCCTTAAAAATTATGATAGCTCAAATGTAGTACTAAGTTCATTCTTAGTCATTCTCTCTTGAAAACTTTTTAATAATTTAGCAGGGAAGTTACCTGTGATTGTGACCCTAGTTTCCTCGTCATCTATTGGCATAACATCGACATCAAAGATATTAATGTCTGACCTCTTGGGTCTGATGAGTTCTGGAATGGGGTATATCATCTTGAGGTAGTTTTGGTCTTTTCTATGGTACCAATACTTGTGCTCTTGAATGCCATGGACCACCGTACTATGATCACGATTGAAGTACTGACCAATCATGGTAGTAGTCATGTGCCTGTTCTCATACATGTAGTTGTACAAGTAGTACCTCTTACTGACTATCTCCTGCTTTCTGCTAGGTGTGTTCAGCTGATATGCCCTAATGATATCCACTATATCCTCATTGAGCACCTTGCTGAGTTCAAAAAGTTCTGCATTCATATCTCTTGAATTTTGTAGCCCCATTGCAGATACTGCTCTAAGGTATCAGGTTGTTCATTCTCTTTGTATTGGAAGTTCAGCTGCCATAAAAAGCCTTTCTCATCCATCCCCATGTAGCACCATGTGCCACCCTCTGGCTCTACTGTATCTTCAAGCCAAATTCTAAAGTACCTTGTGTATTTCATTAGTCTAATCTTTTAGGGTCATTCACTCCTTTGAACAGGTTGCTTGTAGTAGCTATCATGCCGGTAGCTTTCATAAAGTCAACCTCAGCCTTAGCACTGTTTATCACCGAGTTAGACAGGTTAGAAATTGCCTGAGCCTTTTCTACTTCATTAGATAGTTGTTCAGGTGTTAGCTCATCATCATTTAGTCTCTCCAGAGCTGCGAAGAGGTGATCACGTAGATCATTCATGCCGTTTCTTGCCATTGTTTATTTGTTTATTAAGTTTACTTTTTAATTTCATGACCTCCTGTAAGTCCTTTGGAAACCGTTGGATTGTATTTTTGGTCATGTTTGTGTTCATTGGGATGCATTCCAGGTTGCTGAGTTCTAAGTTCATGGTGTTGCCATCAATAAACCTTACTATGTGCTTTGCAGGGATGGGTCCATTAGCCTGCTCCCATGTCAACCGATGAGTTAATACCCATACACTATCTGATATCTTAGTATAGTGATACTTTCTACCACTGCTATCAGTTCGGATGCTAGTAGCATTAGCCTCCCTAGTATTAAATGGCTTGTTGCCTTTCTTAAACATCGTAGCAGCTGCGTTGGTAAGCAGTAGATTAGGACATTTCATGCCTTTATTGAATGGTACATGACCCTTAGGATACCTGGTGTACTTACCTGCGTTCAATATCAGGGATCTATTGATTGCTTTCTTTGTCTTAGGGTCTTTCTTTATGCCTCTGCTGTACGTTCTATTGTACACTTGGGATGCAGTCAACCCTAAATACTCACCTAGCACTTTTGCAGGGATGTATGGGTATAGTATTTCTAATATCTTATCTTGTCGCATACCTTTTCAATTACAAAGTGTCCGTAAATATGAGTTCCTGCTGCCCTGAACTGTTGGAGTTTCCAATGGCAGAGTGCCTTGGTAGGGAATTCATAGCTCTCTGCGAGCCTTTTTTCATAGTAATATAATAATCTGTACATGAGTTTTTGCATTTTAAGTATTCTAAATATAGGGAGGTATTAAAGGAGCCTCCCCTATCCCCTGCAAATGACTGCTTGGTCCACCATCTAGCCATCTCGGATATATCTCTATGCATCATATCTCCACGCATCCTCATCAAACTCATTGTCAAAGTCCTGCATATCTCTTACAAGGTTGGTATCCTGGATGCACCAAATGATTTCCTCATTAAGTTGGTCAAGTTCAAAATCAGTTAGGATGTAGTCAAGCTCTACCTCACCAATTATTTGAGTAGCCAATACATTAGTGATCTCCACCTCATAGCTCTCATCGGTTATGTTAGTTATTTTGAACTCACAGTTACCATGCACATCATCAAAGTCAAAATAAGCTACTTCAATTCCTATTGTTACTTGCATATCATAAAGATTAAAGTGTGATACATTGCTACCATGGTACCCACGACCACAGCAAAACTTGCTACTACATTAAATAGTTCTTTTTTCATCGGTTAGCGTTTAGAATGGTTAAAAAATCTTCGGTGTTATCTAATGCTGTCTGAGTCATTTCCTCATTAGCTTCTACAAGCAGCTGCTCTAGAAATAAAGCAAGTACCTCTGCGTTGTTTTCGTGTGTCTTGATAAAGTCAAGGGCTCTGTTAAACTGTTCCATAAATAAATTTTTAAGTGTTAATACCTGACAAAGATATACAAAGTTTCATATATGCAAACAATTTTGCATAATTTTCCACAAATTTAGAATGAGTCTAAATAAGAAACAAGCCTATAGGCGTAATAATCTCCGCAAAAATACGTCTATAAACTCACGATATTTGTTTACGCGTGTAGAGATATTCCTGATACTTAGTGAATACCAGGTGATTAATCTTGTAGTGTTTTTTGCAGTCCTTGCACAGTATCCAATGGTGTACTGTACCTGCAGCTGTGACTACTTTCTTATTGTATTTAACATTTATTCCTGCACATTCAGGGCACTCATACTTTTCACCTCCGTATTGGATGGCATAGTTATGGTTTACAATGGCATAGCTGTTGAGTTTATCAAATACTGCCTCAAGTACCTCCACATCCATCTTACAATAGGCCACCATCTTATTGAGTGCCTCCTGATCTTTGCGAAATACTATATCTTTCCATAGGTCAAGCCCTCCTGTTTCCATCTTAGCACCTACCTTAAGTAGCTTAGCTATGTAGTCTAGTTTATTTGAGTTAAAATTGAAGTACTTTTTAGCCCATTTAAGCGTGTCAATGGTCTTGGGTGATGGCATAAACTGAATGCCATGGAATAAAGCCCTTGTACGTATCCATTTGAGGTCAAATCTATCCCCATTGTGGGCCACTATTTCATCCGCTTGAGCTAGGACCTTAACGAACTTCTCAATCATTTGCTTATCACTCTGACTTTTGGACCATGTTAGGCTGTGAATTTCATCCTCACCCTCCCATTTGTAGCAGATGCAGATGATTGCACGCTCATGAATGATATCACCCGGGTTAATGGTTAGGTTGTATCCTGTCCTCCAGAACACACCGACATTGAAAGATGTCTCAATGTCATAAAATAAACGTTTTCTCATCTGTTGAGTTTACTGAGGATAGCGTTCCACGCTAGTCTAAGTATGTATGGTATAGCAAGCCCTAACCAAAATGGCCACCATGCTATTTTATACTTAGGTACCTCATGTTTTTTTGTGATTGTATTGCCTCGTATCTTTTCAACTTTGGTCTTATACCTGTACTCAATACGAGTCTGCCATCTAGTCTTAGGTACGTAGATATTGTTGAACTTAATAACCGTATCCTTAGTGGTGTAGAATTTCTCCCATACAATAGTGTCATTCTTAATAACAGGGAATGAGTCAACAGTAGTTATCCGGATAGTATCACTATCCTGTACTAACTGCAGGCCATTCTTTAAGGCTTTCTTATAGTGCCATTGAGCACGCTTAGGAGCTGAGCAGGATATAAGTATCAATAGTGGTATTAAGTATCTCATAGGTTTTGTAACATCTCAATCATTCGGGGGCATGGGTAAATATCTGCCTTGTCTTTTCTCACACTGTTGTGCGTGTAGATCCCTGCAGTTCCTTTGAATGCCTCTTTGTCAATGGCAAATATCTCTGACCGGTAAGTCTTAGGAATGTCATAGGTCTCACATAGATACTCCACCAACTGCCGAGTGCTTTCAATTTGTGCATCCGTATATTTGTACCAATACTTATTGCCTTTGTAGGGTGTGTCTAATGTGGTTACCATTGATGGATCTACCACTCCCTTGACATAGTTATAGTACTTACCATCCTTTAACTTCAATGGACCCCAATTACACACCTCTATACCTACACTTAACTTGTTTAGGTTTTGGTACTTGAGTCCATGTACTGAGAAATCTTGACTATCTATGCCTAGATGGTAAGCCCAATGCTTAGAGCTGAAGCACTGCACTATGCTACCCTTCTCACCTATTACAAATGCAGTAGCAATCCTATCTCCGTTGCTGTTCCACCAACGTGATACAGCTACAGGGTTACCATTGCCTGCAGTATGGTGTAGATATATTTGTTTTTTCTCAGACTCTTCGTGGAAATACTGAGAGTTAGATAGGCGTTCCTGAAATATCTTGCTTGTGTCTAATTTCATCTAGGTCCTTTTTAATATCCTTAGCTCTTGAAAATAAGTTTTTCATTGCCTGCCATAGGTCAAGCCCTTTCACTGCTTTGTAATTCTCATTGATACTCATCACCTCAATAGATACCAGGATGAGTGCAAGTATCTTTGTGAGCAATAAATCTACCGAGAAAAATTGTAAGATGATATTATTTAATATAAATTTATCAATCATATAAAACAAGATAACGGTTACCTCATAGAGTAGCATCTTGCTAATGATTGCAGATAGGCCTCTGCTAGTTATCTTAACCTTGTTTTTAATTGACTTCCATACCCCTGTGATAGTATCAAGTACGATCACAAAGCCTACCAAAAACAATAGCCCTGAGATAGGCATTAAGAATGCAGCAATGGTAGCAGTTAGCTTGACCCAATTTGCTTGTATTGTAGCTAGTAGTATTGCGAGCTGT